ATTTTTTTCATACTTTTTTTCTAACAGATTAACAAATGCCAACGGGCTACGCAGGCTTTCCCCAACATCTACTCCCCACTCACTGTAGGGTCCGCTTAGGTCCCATCTTTTCTGTGAGCTTTGAAAGCTAGATTTGATATGCGGCACAAGACTGCACGGCATATAGGCTGTAGGTAGGACAGTGTAAACTTTAAATACATCTAGTCTTTTTAAGATGTGCCAATCTACAGGTAGATCAATAGGGTTGACTTGGATCTCTGAGTATAGCTTGGATGCAGCTTTCTTGTTTATCACATAGCAGGCATTAGACCAGTCTTGGTACACTTTAGATACATGATCTTTGTTAATGTGATGCTCGTTTGGTTTGTAGAATACGTGGGTTGACGGATCCACAAAGAAGTAGAATGCTTCCCAGTCTTCTGGAAGCTCATTCATATATGTGTGCAGGGTTTGAATAAAGTCATCTTGGATAATAAGATCATCCTCAAACAGTATAAGGCAGTCTTGTGGGGCGTTTACAAATGCTTTCCAAGCAAGAAAGTTACTAGCCCATACGCCAATCTCCCCGTACTTCCAACCATCTCTTTTAGAGAACTTTCTAATAACTTGAGATTTAGAATAGTGGCCAGGGTTGTACCCTACAAGATCTATATTGAAATCCGGGTTTGCCTCTAACCACTCCCAACATTCTTTTTTGTTAGTAAGAGAGATAGTGGGAGTTCCTAAAGGCGTAGTGATCTTACCCATATAGTCATGTATCTTTTGGGCATGTTGTTCACGCTCAGGGTTTCCTTTTACGCTGTTTACAGTGTAAGTAAAAGAATAGAAAGCCATTTTATACCGGGCTTACTGGCCAGTTAATCTCCTGAGGAAAGCCTGCTTGCGCAGGTACATCTAATAGATCTTGACGGTACTTAGCAATAACTGCCTGTTGTTCTTCACTGTAGCTAGCCCAACGAAGAGGGTTAGTAAGGATTGTATCCAAGTGTCGCAATAAGGCGCCTCGTTCATTACGTGCCATCTCAGCTAGGTACTCATCTGTTGGGGGAGCAGGTGGTGAGTAATCTTCAATCTCTCCAGCATCACCGCTCATAATCTGAGCGTAGACCCATTGCCCTGTCTCTGCTACATCGTCTTTATCTGCAATGTACCCAACAGATTCTGTAACCCCATCAAGGGTTAAATCTACTGTGCATTGAAAGCGCTGGTCTGAGCCTTCAATTAAACGTTTTACATCTCTTACATTACTTAGTGGATTGTTTTCCATTTTATTCTCCTATGCTACTCGTACGACAAAGGCCTGGGATAGCCCAGATCCTCTTGAAACCCATGTACCTGATAAAGTTGTTCCCCCTGAAGCCCCAGATGCAGCACAGGGTTGAAGAACACCCATAGCATTATCGTACACCGCAACAAACGGGTAGACTCCGCTACCCCCGCTACTAGCGGCGGGTGAAGCCATTAGCGACGGTCCAGTGTAGTATCTTCCCCAACCATCTAATGGAATAGGGCTAGTTCTACTATTATATTGCTTTGTATCTATAAGCAGATATGTGCCAACAGCATAGTTAGTAGCGTTGTGAGCAGTGTTACCATCCAGCACACGCCAATTTGCTGACTGCTGTTTGGTCCCATCATTGTAGGTAATAAAGTTACCATCTACTGTCATAGTCATGCGACTCTCCTAAACACCTGGTAGAAATACTGCTCATCAATATAGTCAGCATCTCCTGTCCAGCCAGAAGCTCTCCATACACCAGGAATAGCGGTGTAGTTAGTATTTGATGCGGGAAAGTTTACAACAGAAGAAACAGATGTGATAAAACCAGTTACAGCTTGATTGGCCGCACCTGTGTACGGCCCACCTCCTTGAACATAGTTCCAATACCAAGTAGGCCAAGGAACCAGGTATCCGGCAGTTCCATTTACTGCCACAGCGTCATTTACATAAGATTGCGGGGTCTTTGGGTTTACCTGAATAGACATAACAAAAGCCCCAACTGCATAACCAATTGAATAATTTCCACCGATTGCAGCAATGTACGGGCTTGAAGTATATGAGTTGCCGCTATTTGCAGTTAGAGTTGTACCTGTCAAAGTAAAAGCCATTATGCAACACGCTCCAATAAAACAAAGTAACCGTTAGTCTGATTAATGCCTGCCCCACAGGCCATCCCCCTAGCCCTCCATGAACCAGCCATGTTACCGGACCCTAAAGCAAAATAGGATTGAGAACCATGTCTAGGATCGTCTGCTGGAAGCAAAGTATTTACTGCAGGTGAAACGGCTTGTACGAATGGGTATGTATATCGTCCTGTATAGTACATGGCATTAGTCATGTTCATGGCAAAAACATATGTCCCGCCAGTTGAAAAACCAACGCCGTTGGCATTAAAAATAGTGTTAGCTAATATGAGGTGGCCAATGTTATAACTTTGAGATGCTCTAGAAGTGTTAGTATCTGGCGTTAATGAGCCAGTAGCCCCACCCCAAGTAGAGCCATCAGTAAAGGTAACAGTTGTGCCAGAGATACTAGTCGCCATTGTTAGCCCCTAAGTTCTTTTACTTGCTCCTCAAGAGAAGCGATCTGAATAGATTGTTCTTTAATTGCCTCAATGAGCAATGCTACCATATTTTGGTATGACACAGACAGGGTTCCTTCTGAATCTTCTAGTACTAGCTCAGGTGCAACCTTCTGTACCTCTTGGGCAACAACACCCATCTGAAGAACGTCAGAACCAATACGGTTGTAGTTGTAGCCTGTAAGTGCCTTAACCTTATCAAGGGCGTCTGTAAGAGGTGTTAGGTTCTCCTTAAGACGAGCATCAGAGTTAATAGTAAGTGTTCCAGGAAGCGTCATATTACCTGCTCCTGAAAGAGACATCATAATAATTCCAGCAGACCACCCACCAATTTTAAACACATTATCTGTATCAAGACCCATATTAATTGCGTACAAACCTGGGCGGTGAAAAGACATAGATGCAGGTGAAGTTGAACTACTAGAAATGCTTCTTACAGAGAAGTTGCCGTTGTCATTTGAATTTAGAATTGTTACACCCGCGGCAGTTGGTGAGCCAACAACTAAACCAGTCATCGTTCCACCAGCTAATGGCAAGGCGTATGAGCTGTAGTTAGATGTAGTAAGACCGTTAGTTACAGAAGAGGCCGTTGTAGCAGTAGCAGCGTTACCATCAATGCTTACTCCAGTAAGTGTCTGAGAAGCAGATGCGCGGTTTAGTGCAATAGATGTAGTACCAATGTAATGCACGTCGGCTTGAAGAGCTGCTGTACCTGTAACTGTTGGTAGAGTAAACGTAGTATTTCCACCAACAACTGCTGAACCTGAACCTTGAATAGTAGTTGTGTAATTTAGGTTTCCAGGAAGAGTAACGCTTGTAATTCCAGTGAGTGCAAGGTTGGCAGATGAACGGTTAAGAGTTACAGCTGTGGTCCCTACGTACGTGGTATCGCCCTGAAGAGCTCCAGTACCTGTAGTTGCTGGAAGAGTAAATGTGGTTGTACCCGCTGCTGCAGATGCCTGAACAGTTGTTGTACCAGAGGTTGATCCTGGAAACGCTACGCTTGAGATTCCGGTAAGGCCAAGGTTTGCAGTTGTGCGGTTTAGCGCTACAGCTGTAGTACCGATATATACGGTAGAGTTACCCAAGATAGTAGATGAGAGTGTTCCACCTGTTAGGTTAGATGCTGTAAGAGTTGCCCAAGAAGCAGTTGTTGCATCTGTGGTTAAGAACTTACCTGAGTTACCCGTCTGTGTTGGTAGGGCCTGTAATGTTGCCCAAGAAGCAGAGCTTCCATCAGTTGTTAGGTACTTACCGGTATTTCCTGTTTGACTTGGAAGACTTACTGGAGCTGCTGCCCACTTAAGACCTGTTGCTTGAGCACTATCTGCGGTAAGCAGATACCCATCTAATCCAACAGTTACGTTAGTAAAGGCAGTTGTAGAGTTACCTACATAGATCCCACCCTTAGTGGTTGCGCTTAGGCCGGTTCCACCATTGGCAATAGTTAAGTCATTGGTAAGAGTTAGGTCAGTAGCAGAGATTGCGCCGGTAAAGGCAGCGCCTGCTAGAGGGGCGTAGAGGGATGCAACTTGAGCAGCTGTAACTTTCCCATTAAGTTGGGTCTGAACGTCGCTTGTAAGGCCTGCTAGGTACTGTATTTGAGTATTTGTGACCGCACCAATAGATGCAGATGCAAAGGTAGACTCTCCTAGAACAGTAAGGGTACTGTCAAGGACAGTGCTGCCAAGTACGTTAAGCGAACTTACAACAAGGGGCTCACCGTATATATGGTTTAGCTTATTTAAAGCCACCGTGAGGCCTCCTTATGCTTGTGCTTCAGTCCAGGATAGACGTCCGTTAACAGTTGATGTAGTTACGTTTGCTGCGCTGAGGTTACGTACAGTGATAGTTACAATATCTGGACCATCAGGGAAGACGTTAGAGCCATCTGTAGAGCCAGTAGTTGTAGTACCTCCAGCAAGAACAGAGTTACCAAGTTCACGGACAGTTGACAGGTCTTGAGCAACCACAGAAGCTTCGTTAGTGACTGTGCTTACGAAGTAGGAAAGAATTGGCTCTCCACCTGTAATAACTGTGTTAGCTGCGTGGTATTGAACCTGTGCAAGGCTTGAACCGCCAACGTTCTGCCAGTTATTTCCTGTAGCGGTGTTTACTCTACCGTTCAAGATAACTTCAATAAGATAGATACCAGGAGAGGCTGCACCAGAAGCTACGGACTGTGCAAGCACGTCCATCTGCTTAAGAGTCAATTGCATACGGTTAACCAGTTCACGCTGACCAAATGTACCGACCATTCCGTTATCTACAGATGGTGCTACACGAAGGCTTAGAAGACCGTAACGGGTAGTTGTGCTACCGCGAGGGACTGTAAGTGCTGTAGCCATACCTGTCTGGAAAATGTAGGCCTTATCTTCATCAAAACGACCATCCATAATAACTGCAGAACCCCAGTGGCTGGTACCTGTTGCTACATGACGTGAGTAAAGGCGTACTGGAATAGGAGCAGTTGCAGAGTATGTAAAGGTAGTTGCTGCAGAAGCTCCACCTGTTGCACCTGTATTTGGGTTAATTACTACGTTAGTAAGACCACGAGTTAAACCTGTAAAAGTTGTTGAAGTCTTTCCTGTGTAAGATACGTACTCAATTGCGCCTGTTGCTCCTGCGGCTGCTAGGAATAGTGTTCCAGCTGATGGGAAGTCAGCGGTACTTGCAACTGAGATAGATGATGCAGAGCTAGCAGCAGTCGCTGTTAAAACTGTGCGTGGGGTGTCGTTAGATGCTTCGTAGCGTGCAGGTAAGTTACCTGAGCGCATGTATGCAGCAGTCTTAACGTTAGCGTGAGTCATACGATGTACGTAGATAACCTCACCAAATTCGTCTTTAACACCAAAGCGAATTGCTCCAGCACCATACCAAGCGTAGTCAATGTAGAACATCTGCATCTTGGAAAGATTGAGAACCATACCTGATGGTCCAGTGCCGTCAAGACGGTCAATGTTAAATTGAGCTTGAGGCACTTTAAAATCAACAGTCTTGCTTACAATACCGCCGTTTGTGATAGACGGGCCACGGTACTCAGGGAAGATAAACATAGAAGTATCGCTAGCAATAGACTCTACTGAGTACGTTGTACCACGAATAACAATTTTATCTCCAGGGGTTAGCTGAGATGAAAATGCTGTTCCTGTTCCTGTAACGGTCTGTGAGCCTTGCGTTGTAGTCACTTCTCCAGAAATCTGCTCTGTTGAGTCGCGGCGTACAGCGTTAAAGTTTTGCCCATCATACTCAAAGAACATACCGTTCTGGTCATCAAACATACCAATACGAACTTGAGCACCGTACCAGTTTGTAGGCGCTATGTTAATAGGCCATCCTGGTGCAGGAGTTGTTGCAGGAACAGAGCTTGCAACGTAAGTAAATGATAGAGGAGTTGGTACAGATGCTACTGTCCAAGTTCCGTTGTACGCAGAATCTGTCGAACCAGATACAAGGATGGTTGCTCCGACACCAAGGAAGTGCTCATAATGAGTAGTGACTGTTACAACGTTAGAAGAAGAGGTGACTGAGTCAACAGCAAACACTGGCTTCATCATTGAACCTGTTGAGAACTGAATACCCTTACCTGACTGATAACGGAAGTACTTACGTGTTTGACGAACAACGCGAGAGCCAGGTGCAGAAACACCAGTTGTAAACTTAACACCACCATCAAATGCGCGGTGAATGGATTGAGAACCTGTACGTGGAGTAAGAGAAGTTGCTAGTGCTGTAATTGTACCTGTTGGGGTATCTACTACGGAGAAAGTAAATGTGTTAGCTGTAGGAGTTGTTGCAACTTCCCAAGCACCATTAGGTGGGTTAGTTGAGGCAGTTGTTCCCTTTACATAAATCATACATCCAGGAACAAGTCCGTGAGCGTTAGTTGTTGTTGCGGTAACTGTTGTGCCTGAGTTAGTAAATGCAGCCCCTGCTGTAGCCGACACTGGAATTGTTGAGGATGAGTAATCATAAGCTTTATAGATAAATGTCTGAGTAGCGTCTAGAATAGAGCCGTTCGTAAGGATATTTGCACGTGAGTAATATGTAAAGGTATCGTTAGAAACAGTAGTTGTTGCTACAGAGCGAACCATGAACCAGCCGTTTGCGTATGGGTCATTTGTATCTTGAATGAAGAATTTATCTCCAACTACAAGCCCATGTGCTGAAGAGGTAACTACAGTGACTAGACGAGAAGAACCAGTTCCTGTAACTGCTGTAATAGTACGAGCACCGCCCGAAGGCTGAGCAATAGGGTCTTGAATATCGTAGTACTGACAAGGCTTGTTATTTACAGCGCTTAACACTTCCCACTTAGTAGGCTGGGTGCCGTATTCAAAGTCTGTATCAATAAGGGACTGAGGAGTAGACACGCGCATCTTCTGTACGGGGTCTTGTAGGGCTTCTCCTGGAAGAATGCGTTCTGCAAACTCATCAATGGTGAATTGAAGTTTGTCAGAAAGCGTCATTGCTGTTGTGTTGTAATTCAATACAAGAGTAGTTGTTCCGTTGTTGCTTGCGTCAATAACGGCTGTGTAGCTGGTTGCCTTAAGGCTAGGGTCTGAAAAGTTATAGATGACCTGGTTAGTGGTCACGTTGGTAATAAGCAGCAGACGCTCTCTAGGGATGTAGCGCGGAATTACAACTGTCTTTGTGGATGGCGTAAAGGTATAGTGCGTTTCCAACAAGATTTTTCTAGCCATTAATTAGCCTCTTCCATTATCATTACTTAGCTTCCTAATAAGATATCCATTGCACGGAATGGATACGCCTTTCCAACAGTATTTACGTTAGGTCCTAGCATAACTCTACCATCAAAAGTAGATCCTGCGGGCGGAACCTGCGAAAAGGCTATCCACCCATCGCTATCTAGCATAAATCCATCTAATGGTAACATAGACTGCCACATATATTCAGGGTAACTTGGGGTTTGAACCACGCCGTTTAAGTTGATCATTAAGCGTAGAGGGTTATAAAGGTTTACTTTCTCCCCTTGGAATCTAGGCTCAAAGCGGCTTTCTCTATCATCAAAGGTATAACGAAGGTCATCCAATGGGATGATATCTGGTAGGTAAGGCAAGCTAGCAAAGATTAAGTCATCGACGTATTTCTTGCTAGTAGCATCAGCATTGTCTACAGGAGTTAAAGGTACGTGGACGTGACCGGTAAATGTAGGGCTCTCTGTACGAGCAATAGCTGTAGATATATAAGGCTCAGCAATTGGGGTTGCTGCCCAAGTACCAATAGTTACATAGCCCAAAGTAGCGATGTTTAGAGGAACGCCTGAGTACTGAGCTAGGTTGATGACGTCTGTACCAACTTTAATAGCACCGCTAGTTACGCTAGAAGTACCAGAGTTAGAGATAATCCAAGAAGAGTTAGCAAGATAGGTACCAGAGGTAACAAAGATATAGTTACCTGGCTTAATGGTTCCAGCTAGAAGGTTGCCGTTAAAGTCAGTGGCACGGGTAAGAATCCACTTTGTAACCGCGTCACCTGGGTTGGTAGTGACATAGATACCGTTTTGCTTGGCATCAGTCTGGTCTTTAACCAAGACTCTTTGATTTACAGTAACACCAATACCGTCTAAAATAAGGGCGCCATTTACTGCGGCAGTGAGTGTAGCTCCAACACCAAGACCGCCAGTAGAGTCAGAGGTTCCGTTTACATATACCGAAGATAGATTGGCGCTAGTTGTATAGACAACTTGGTTCTTAATAGTAAGACCGGAAGCAATATTGTCTACATACTCTTTATTAGCGGCTTGAGTTCCAACAGTTGGATATGGTACAGCAACTGTACTGTTAAAGGTTGTAGGCAGGTTTATGCCAAAAGATCCGGTAGCTCCACTTGTAGACGATCCCACATTAATATTAGTAATAGAGCCAAATGCTCCGCCTGTTCCAAGATTTACGGTCTTAGTTACGCCACTTGTTGTTTGGTTAGCAGAGTAGTTATGAGTTACGGCACCTGTAGGTGTTCCACCAATGTTTAAAGTTGTAGCTGCTCCAGCAAAGCTTACTGTTGTAGCACCTGTGTTATACAGGTCTACATAGGTTAGGCTACCTTTAACTGTAGGAGAATTAAGAGTTGTAATAGCAGTTGAGTCGTTAGACCCAATACCTAAAGTAGTTGCGGCACCAGCAAAGTTAACCGTAGTTGCAACCGCATTAATTAGGTTAAATGAGGTTGTTCCAGAGACTATAGATGTGTTAAGTGTCGGAGATGTGGCGGCCGCATAAGAGTTTGTGTCAATAGCATAAGTATTAACACCTGTGCGCTTTACAAATCCAGTACCTGTTAGTCCAGCTAGAGCCGTTAGCTCGTTGCTTGATGCTTGGTATGCGTGACTGTGGGAAGTGTCAGATTTTCCACCAAGCTGGGTCTGAATAGAGGATGTGACCCCTGTTACATAGTTTAGCTGGGTAGTAGTTACTGTTGCACCAGCAAGCTTATTTAACTCTGAAGTTGTAGCGGTTAACCCTGCTAATTTATTAATTTCTGTAGATGTAGCTGTAACAACTACAGTGTCGTTAATGTAAGGGTTGGTTAATGTCTTATTAGTAAGTGTTTGGGTACCTGTAAGTGTGGCCACTGCTGAGCTAATAGCAAGTGTGTAGGTTCCTGCAGAATCATTGTATGTTCCAGTAAGACCAGTACTAGCAACAATTGTGTTGTTGATCTCATCTTGTACACGCTCTTGTGTGTAATATAGGTTTGTACCCTCAGGAACTGCTGAGCTAGTAAGTGCTGTAAATTTACCATCTGTATATGTGTTGGCACTAGAAAGGGCGGTAGAGTCCCCAGTAATTCTAAGAGAAGCTTCAGCAGCAATAGCAGTATTTCTAGCAGTTACTTCGGTAGCAATTGCTGTACTAATAGCTGTACCGCGATTTGAAGTCTCTGTAGCAATAGCTGCGTTTCGGTCTGTAACCTCTGTGGCAATTTTTGTATCTGTGTATGCTTGGTCTGTAACAGAAGCGGCAGCAATAGCAGAGTTGCGGTTAGTTACCTCAGTGCTAATAGCTGTGCTAATAGCTGAGTTACGGTTGGTAACTTCAGTGTTAATAGCGTTTGTAATTGCTGTACCACGGTTAGTAGTCTCTGTAGCAATTGCGGCATTGCGGTTTGTAACCTCAGTTGCCATGATGCCGTCTGCGTAAGTCTGTGAAATACCTACAGCTTCATTCTTAGCATTAGCAATATTTACGTTACGGTCAAGTACTTCGTTAGCAACCTTAGTATCTGTATACGCAAGGGCCGCGGTGTGGTGATCTGAATCTACGCCAAGTGCGTAACCAACAGCACCATTAATTGAGTCGTAAATGTCTTGTGGAAGAAGCCCTACTTTTACCCAAGCAGTTCCGTTATCTAAATAGAGATGTCCAAGATTTCCAATAAGACTGTACGTGTCTGTTACTACATATACACGACCCGCACTACCAGCAGATGGACGAGTCGCAAGAGTTCCGTATAAAACGGTAGTGCTAGATCCTCCAGCAGCAACCCAAGCAGAACCTGAATAACTATAAAGGGTTAGGTCAGAAGTATTGAAGTAAACATCTCCGGCAACAAGGGTCGGGATTGTTGGAGCAGTTGCTGACGCTAGTACGTTTAACGGAACAAGGCTTTTTCTGCTCATGTGTTATCCGTGTACTACTGCGCGATACTGTCCTGCTGTAGGGGCAACTGAAAACAGAAGAGTAACTGTGTTGACTGTGGCGTGTTGTACATCACACATTACTTCATCATAGGTCGAAGCAGATGAATATACCGCAACAGTTACATCACGAGTGTTTAGGTTGTGAGTCACAGTAATTGAAGTAGCAGATCCATCACCAATAGCTGTAGCATACTTACGAACAACTACTGCAGTATCAATTGCAACGTCATTAGCGTTAGATACAATACCCAAGCCTGCAACAACATCGAGTGTGTTAGCTGTCTTAGTTAAGCCGTTACCAGCTGTAATCTGTCCGAGACCAGTAAACTGTGTGAAAACTAACGCTGTTGTTCCGATTGTTACTGTGCCGTTGTTTGTAAGAGTCCAACCAGAATCAGCGTTTGCAGTTCCTTCTTCTACAAATACTGCAAAGGAGGCTGTAATCTCAGCTGAGGTATCTGCGTCAGTTGCTCGTGTAGGTGCTCCTGTTGCGTTTACAACGTAGATGCCGTTTTCTGCACCATCTGCTTGATCCTTAACAAGGATACGGTTACCGGTAGCAAGAGTTACTCCGTCAAGAACATCGCCGTTTTCAAAAGCTGTTGCTAAAGTTACAGCAGCTGTAGTAGCTGCACGAACAGATGCCTTCCAATCAATACCTACAACTGCGGCATCAACGTAGCCCTTGTTAGCAGCGTCTGTTGATGCTGTAGGAGTAGCAAGGTTAGTAATCTTTTGGCTGTTAAGATCTACTGAAGCAGTGGCTACAGCAAAATCGTGTAGCTTGTTTTCAAGTCGAGCAACTGTACCGCTAGCATTTGGAAGTGTGATTGTATTGTCTGCAGTTGGGTCTACGACAGAAAGCGTGGTTTCAAAAGCGTTAGCTGTGGCACCTTCAAAAACAAGGCTTACACCGGTATCAAGGCTTACTGTGCCAGTAAAGGTAGGGTTGGCTAGAGGAGCCTTAAGATCAAGCTGTCCTTGAATTCCAGAGGTAACACCGTCTACATAGTTAAGCTCTGTGGTTGTAAGTGTGGCACCATCAAGAATGTTAAGTTCTGCAGCATCTGCTGTTACACCGTTTAGACCAATAGCTTCAAATGCAACACCATTGTAAATGCGCATTTCATTGGCCACTGTGTTGTAATAAACTTGACCAGCAACAGGGGTTGATGGATCAGCAGCTAGGTTTTGAATAACCGCATTTTGAAGTTCATTTTTGGTTAAGTCAATCGGGGTTAAAAATTTACGTGCCATTCACTATCTCCTTATGATAGGTAAGCTGATCCACTAAAGGCTGACCTAAACGTTAGCAGTACTGTAGCAGGGTTCGGGTAAGAGATCTCTCCTTCAACAACACTACCCCCAGAGTCTACTACAGTAACATTAGGGTGAAAGGCCAAATTATGAGAAATGGTCCATGTAGCAGAAGGTGTATTCTGAGTATAGACGTACCCCAGCTGTGGAAGCTCTGTACTAGGATCTGAAAGAACAATGTCAGGGGATTCTATGATGGTAGTAATATCTGGAATCTCTATGCCATAGGCCGGATTAGGCTGCCAAATAGGGCTCAAATTGTCACCTGCTTCTGAGTAAAGACCTTACCTGTGGCGTATGTTTTAACTTTGCCGTCAGCACCAGTCATTTGAATATCATAATAGCATGTCTTTGGTAGATCTTCTGTAGTTGTTGCCGGAAGAGAAATTACCAGGCCGTCTAGAACACTGTTATTGTTTACAGAGTACTTTGTAATAGTAAAGTCTGCAAGCAGTACTGGGCCAACCTGTGCGAAGTCTCCTTGGGTATACAGACGAATCTGTCCCTTAGGGGTATATGTAGTAAGGTCAAATCCAAACTGATACCTCATAGTGAAGTCATCTCCAGAGTACATCGAGATGTCTCGTGTAAGAACTGGAGTAGGGGGAGTAATGTCTCCGTAGTCCGGCATAGGTAAGGTAACTCTGTCTGGTAGAGACCAGTCGTCGATTTCTTGTGGACGATAGATTGGTACGTACTTGTTTGTAAGACGGCTAATGCGACGTAGGCTTGCAACCTCAATACGATACATACCAACACCCAGCATAGTACAAAGCTCTTTGTATTGATTCTTACGAATCTCTACCATCTCATTGACTTGACGGAAACGCTCTGAACGTGGGATAGAAACACCGTCAGGTGAGATAATATCAATATCAAAAGCTGAGTCTGTAGCTAGGGTATAAAGGGCCATAGTTGAAGCCAAAAGAACTAAAGGATATTCGTCAATAGTTGGAAGCAAAGCTACTTGGCTTACTCGTGAACCGTTAGGATCTGTAGTGTGAGCTGCGTGTTGAAAAAATGCTGTGTTGATATAGTATGAGATCTCTGAATCTGTGAAATATCTGTACGATTGACCTACTACGCTTATAATAGATGCGTTAGGTGGAACCTGGGTAGAAGCAAAGGTAATTACTCCTGTGCCTTCTTCCACTGTTACAAATGAGGACTTGTCCACACCGTTTACTTTGATAACAAGTGTGTATCCTTGAACAGGGTAAGTTGTAAGCTGAAAACGGACAGTTGTTCCATCACCAGTAAAGGAGTCAGTAAACGCTCTGGCTGTGTCGCCGATTTCTGCTCTTAGTCTTTCTGAGAGCTGTTGTACTGAGGCAGTCATTTATCCTCCATATAGGTAATGTGCTAATCATCTAATAGAATACGTAATTAGTCAGGTTAAAAGGCTCAACTCCGACAGGAGGGCGGTTGTCGGAGTTGAGCGGTCTTTAGAGGAAAACTAGGTCCTCTTACAATCTATTTGACAAGTAACCTTTTTCTTCAAGGTGGCGAGCAAGATCCTTAGAAACCTTGTACTTCTTACCAGCTTGGAATGAATAGTAATTACCTGCACCAAATGCCATCATCTCTAGTGTTTCCGCAACACGGATAACAACCTGGTCATCTGCCAGAGAAACCCCTACGCTTTCAACTTCGTCAATGATAGTTGGGTTTCCTGGGTTTTCTGTGAGGTCTGTAACTTCAACCTCATCTTTATATTCTTGCACTCTTGTTGCCATTGAAATTTCATTTGCCCGCGCAGCTTGCTGCTCAGCCACTGCCTTAAGTTGTTCTTCTCTTTGACGTCCTGTGACATCTGATACTTTTGCTTTTGACACGATTTGTGTTCTCCTTGTAGTTTAGTTTGAAAGTAGCTGGGGGAGCTTGCGCCCCCCCAGGCCACTGTATTGAATTAGTTGGTTTCTGCAATAACTACAGACTGATCTGTGATCAGACCTAGACCGTAGATTGCGTACCAAGCAAGTGCGTGCTCACGACCGAAGTCTAGAATACC